TCACGGTGTACCAGGTCGGCGACACGAGCCACCAGGCGTCGGCCAGCGACCACAACCCGGACTCGCGTGACATCGTGCACGCCCTGGACGCGATGACCTACAGCGATACCAAGCGTGGTGAGGCGATCCGGGACTGGATGCTCAGCGATACCACGGACACCGAATACATCATCTTCAATCGCAAGATCTACGAGCGGGACAACCAGTTCAAGGCCCGTGACTATTCCGGTTCGGACCCGCACACCGACCACGTGCACTACTCCGGCAAGCACGGGTCCACCGGGTACACCTCGGCCACCGGCACCGGGTACGACACCAACGCCGAGAAGTACCAGGCCGCCGGTTTCCACGACCAGGAGCGTCGGTACGGCGGGCAGGCGTTCCTGTTCACCGTGGCTGGCGACGACAACGTCTGGCTCAGTGACGGCGGCAGGCGTCGGATCTTGAGTGGTCCGGACGCGGGCGGGGTCTACACGTACAACGCCTACGACCCGATGACCAAGGCCGGCGTGCCGATGGCCAAGTACAGCAGCTCGAACATCGCGGCGATGGGGCTGACCGTGGCCCAGGCCCTGGACTGGATCGGTGGTCCTCGTGTTTAACCCCGTGCCACCGAACACCTGCGTGCCGATCGGTACGCCGCACCCGATGCCGCCGGTCCGACCCATCGACTGGATCGCGGCCGGGCTGATCCTTGCGTTCCTGGCCACTCTCTGGCTGCTCAACCGGCGCCGGGTCGAGGACGGCCCTTACTGACTCCGGGACCGGGGCACGGTCCTCACACACACCTGAATCGCACCCGTGCCCCGGTTCCGGCCCGCTGTAGCGGCCGTAGCGCCAAGATCTCCGGCCCTGCCGGTATCCGTGCACCACGTCATCGGGGGTGACCTGTGAGCGACTCCTACCTGCTCGACTACCTGATGATGGCCGGGGCACCGCCGGCCACGATCGAGGGCCTGACCGAGCAGCAGGCCATCATCCTGGAGAACGCCCGGCTGCTCACGGTCAAGTACAGCCAGGTCCGTCCGATGTACGAGCTGCTGAACTCGTACTACCGGGGGTTCCCGCCGCTGCCCACGGCACCGGTCCGGCTGACCCGGTCCTACTCGTCTCTGCTACGGATGTCCCGGTCCAACTGGTGCGGACTCGTGGTCGACGTGGTGGACGAACGACTCCGGATCGAGGCGGTGGTCAGCGCCGACCAGCCCGTCCAGGACCCGCAGATGTGGGACTGGTGGCGGGCCAACAACATGGCGCTGCACTCGTCCGAGGTCCACTCCAGTGCGCTCACGTTCGGGCAGTGCTATGTCTCGGTCTGGCCGGCGAAAGTGCCGGGCGGGGCACCGCGGATGCTGGGCGAGTCTCCACTGTCGACATTCGTGGAGACGGACTCCAACACGCAGGCCCCGCTGGAGGCCATCCGGATCTGGTTCAACGAACAGGATCTTCGGCTGTACGCGGACTACACCACGCCCGAGTACCAGTTCCATCTGGTCACCACGGCACCGGTCGGTCGCAAGAACTACACCTGGTCGGACTGGGACATCACCTCGTTCGAACTGGAGACGGTGCAGTGGACCTACCGCAACGACGTGCCGCCGGTCGCCCCCATCCAGGGCGGGCGTCTGCCCTACGTGGTGTTCCGCAACCGACCCACGCTGACCGGCGAGTGCCACTCCGAGATCGAGGGCATTCTGTCCATTCAGGATCGGATCAACAAGACCACGTTCGACCGCCTGGTCACGCAGGAGTTCGCCGCGTTCCCGCAGCGTTGGGTCACCGGCATCGACATTCCGGTAGACCCGAACACGGGTAAGCCGGTGCAGCCGTTCAACGCGGCCGTGGACCGGGTGTGGACGCTGGCCAGCGAGACGGGCAAGTTCGGTCAGTTCCCGCAGGCCGAGTTGGACGGCTACCTGAAGGGCAACGTCGCCGACGTCCAAGCGCTGGCCACGCAGTCCCGTACCCCACCGCACTACCTGATCGCCGGCATGGGCCAGTTCCCGTCCGGTGAGTCGGTCCGGGCCACCGAGTACGGACTGACCCGCAAGGTGGAGAACCACAAGCTCGCTTTCGGTGACCCGTGGGGTGATGTGCTCCGGCTGGCCTGCTTCGTCGCGGGCGAGTTCGACAAGAGCGAGGACCCACGGGTCGGCGTTCGGTACGAGGACGTGGAAGCCCACAGCGAGGCCGAGGTCGCCGACGCCGTTCTCAAGCTCTCCAGCATTCCTGGAGTACCGCTCGAACCGCTGCTCCAGCGGGCCGGGCTCGATCCGTCCACATTCGACGCCTACCGCCAACGTCAGGCGGCAGCGCCCGTCGCGCAGGTACCTGTCAGTCCCGACGCGACGCCACCAGTGGAAGAGAACCAACAGCAGTAACGACTCGCGGCGAAGCCGCACGAGGTAACGGAGACAGAAGTGTCCCAGCCCAATCCGGCTGCCCCGCAGGGCGGCCAGACGGCCGACGTCAACCCGCCGGCCGACAGTGGTGGTGACGACGAGCATGTCGAACCCACCCGTGATCCTGCACTGGCTGAAGCCCGTCGTGAGTCGATGAAGTGGAAGCGTCAAGCGCGGGAGCACCAGGCCGAACTGGAGCGGTTGCGAACCGCCACCCAGACCGATGCCGAGAAGGCGGTAGCACAAGCCCGCGGTGAGGGTGCAGCGCAGTACAAGCAGATGTACGAGAAGGCGATGCTCAACAACGCCGCGCTGACCATCCTGTCCCGCAAGGGCGTCGTGGCCACTGAACTCGCTCTCGGAGCACTTGACGTGTCCGGCCTGGACATCGGTGAGAACGGTTCTGTCGACATCAAGGAGCTTGAGGCCCGCGACGACGAGGTTCTTGCCCGCTACCCAATGCTGTCCGCTCCACCTGCTGGTACCACCACGGGTTCGCCGCCAGTGCCCTTTGCCAACGGTGGCGATCAACGTCGGGTAACCGATGCCCAGCTTGCGTCCATTAAGGACCGCGACCAGCTCAACAAGACCTTGCGCTGGGCAATGGGAGGTTCCGAGTAACGCCACCCTCACATGAGAGGGTGTCATGCCTACCTATATCGATAGGGCGGATGCACTCGCACTGATCGTGGAGCAGCAGAGCCGGGAGATCTTCCGGGCCGCTGAGACGCGCAGTGTGGCGATGCAGACGTTCCGCAACCAGGCGATGGGTTCCTCATCGCTCAAGATCGCACTTGCCGAGACGTTCCCGGACGCACAGTGGCTGACCGCTGTCGCGCCGGCCGACCCGGACATCGTGCCCAAGCCACTGACCGACATGAAGTGGACCGCGAAGCAACTCGTCGCGGAAGAGGCAGCCACGATCGTGGCCATCCCGGAAAACGTCATCGACGACGCCGAGATCGACCTGTGGGGCGAGGTTGAAACCCGCTGCGCAGAGGCGATTGCCCGGCTGATCGATGAGACGTGCTTCTTCGGAACGGCACCGACCGGCGGCATTCCGGCCACGTTCCCGGTCGGTGGGCTCGTGGGTGCCGCCATCGCAGCCGGCAACACGTACGCCCAAGGTGCCTCTGAGGATCTGGCGATGGCCTGGTCCAACACGATGGCGATGGTCGAGGACGACGGGTACGACGTCGGCCAGGCGTGGAGCGACAACGGCATCCGCGTCAACCTGCGCAACATGCGCAACGCCAACGGCGACCCGGTCTTCTCGTCCGGCTTCGTCAACGGCGTGTCCGTCAGCTCCGTGTACGGCGTGCCGATCGCCTTTACCGGCCTCGGCATCTGGGACCGGACCAAGGCACAGGCGCTCGTGGGTGACCCGAACCTGGCCATCCTGGGCATCCGTCAGCGGCTCACGGCGAAGCGCCTTTCCGAGGCCACGGTCGGTGGTCTGAACCTGGCCGAGCAGGACATGCTCGCGCTCCGGGTAAAGATCCGACTGGGCTTCCTGGTGCTCCAGCCCAAGGCTCCCGGTATGCCTGCGGGGGCGTTCCCGTTCGCGGTGCTGGCCCCAAAAGCGGGTCCGTAACACCACCGCCGGTTCCCACGGTTACCAGCGTCACGCCGAACACGTGGGTAGCGGCTAACCAGCCGGCCACGGTCACGATCACGGGTACCGGCTTCCTGCCCGGCGCACGAGTGTGGGCCACGGCCGAATGGACCACCGTCACCGTCAACTCGCCGACGTCGATCACCGCTACGTCTACGGGCATCGGTGTGCCGTCGGCACAGCAGGTCAGTTTGAACGTGTACCAGGACCCCGGTTCTGGCACGAACGACTGGTCCAACGCAGTGCCGTTCACCTGGACGTAGGAGGTCCACTGTGGCCAGTTACGCGACCGTGGAGGACTACGAGCTGCGTACGGGTCTGGACGTACCGACCGATCAGGAACCCACGGTTCAGCAACGCCTGGATGACGTGAGCACACTGATCGAGCTGTACCTGGGTCCGTGCGCAGCCGACGTGGAAGCCGCTTATCCGGATGTGCTCACCACGATTACCTGCCTCACGGCGCAACGCTCGTTCATGGCGCCGCAAGGCGTGCGTAGCGAAAGCGTGGGCTCCACGTCGGTGGCGTACCAGGACCCGACTGAGGCTGTGTTGGGTTGGCTCCGACCGTCCGAGACGGACGTGCTGGACGCACTGATCAGAGCCGCCTGCCCGACTGCCGTCTCAACGCCGGGGGTTGGAGAACTGGGAGTCGGGTGGGCGGGTCCGCCCAACGAACGTACCTGGGCGTCCGATGTGGACATCTGGGTGGTTGGGCGGCCTTCATGAGTACCCCGTTGTGGCTGGCTCGTCATCTGACCACGCCGTGCACGATCGTCCGCCGGGTACCGTCCGGCACTGACGAGTACGGCAACGTCAGCTACGACGAGGAACCGCACGACGCGATGTGCTTCCTCGGTCCGCTCTCCGAGACGGAAGTCCAGGGAGGGCGGGCCGAGGTGAGCCTGCACCTGCTGG